CTGCAATCTTACCGAGTGTGTCGTACGTGCTACAGATACTATTGAGGATCTGGAAAGAAAAGTCCGTCTGGCAACAATTCTGGGGACTATCCAATCCACCTACACAAAGTTCCCATATCTGCGAAAGGTGTGGAGAGACAACACAGAGGCCGAACGACTGCTCGGTGTGTCACTCACGGGGATAATGGACAACCCTCTACTAACTACAAAAAATAAGGGACTCGATGAAACACTTGCTTACCTTCGCCAAGTGGCTGTTAATACTAACGCTGAGTTTGCTGATAAACTTGGTATTCCTGTATCTACTGCTATCAGCTGCGTCAAGCCAAGTGGGACTGTTTCTCAGTTGGTTGATTCAGCGTCTGGAATACATGCTCGCCACTCACGGTTTTACATTAGGACTGTACGAGGGGACAACAAAGATCCTCTTACTCAGTTCATGAAAGATCAAGGTATTCCTTACGAACCTTGTGTGTTCAAGGGTGATACCACTACAGTGTTTAGCTTTCCTCAGAGGTCACCTAATAAAGCTATAACTCGTAACGATATGACAGCTATCGAACAGTTAGAGATGTGGTTAGCTTACCAACGTAATTGGTGTGAGCATAAACCATCGGTGACTATCTCAGTTCGTGATTCTGAGTGGTTAGATGTAGGTGCATTCGTTTACAAACACTTTGATGAGATGTCTGGTGTGTCCTTCTTACCACACTCTGATCATACTTATCAGCAAGCACCATATCAGGATTGCACTGAACGTGAGTACAAAGAACTTTCCAAGTTAATGCCAGAACGTATTGACTGGTCGAAGCTTTCAGAGTATGAACAAGAAGACAATACTGTAGCAATGCAAACTATGGCTTGTTCTGGTGATGTATGCGAAATCGTAGACCTAACTTAGGGTCTGTGCCTTCACCCTGCGTAAAGGTCTGTCGGATAGAAGATGGATACTGCGCAGGGTGTAAAAGAACTATTGACGAAATCCGTGATTGGATGGTAATGTCAGAGTATGAGCAGAATAAACTGCTGTACGAATTAAAATGGAGACAGTCTTTTGGGACCAGTTAGAAAAAAGTTTAGCCGTGCTTTGTACGAAGCATATGATTCACAAGCTAAGGATGCTTTAACAGAGTACCTTACAAAGAAAGGGCATGTGCTAGTCAACACTGAAGAAAACTACCATGTAGATGTTGTCTCTCAAAAACATGGCTACACCTACTTCAATGAAGCTGAGGTAAAGGTAGCTTGGGATGGTGACTGGCCTACACACTGGAGAGAGATACGCATTCCAGAACGTAAGCAGCGATTACTTGATAAGTACCAAAGTGAGAACGGAGTTCTTAACTTTTACGTCTTTCGTAAAGACCTTAAGCAAGCTTGGCGTATCAGAGACTTCTTGTTGACTCAAGAGAGTTTAGGTGAAGCAAAGGGTAGGTACATCAGACCAGGTGAGTTGTTCTTTCACATTCCATATACAGAAGCGGAGCTGATTATACTATGACAGATAACGTAAACAAACCCCCTCACTACGGTCAAGGTGACATTGAATGTATTGATTACATCAAAGACATCTTGACAGACGAGGAACTTGTCGGTTATTATCGGGGCAACGTTGCGAAGTACTTGCACCGTTGGCGTTACAAAAATGGTCTAGAGGATTTAAAGAAAGCAAGATGGTACCTAGAAGCACTTATACAGCATCAAAGCAGAAAATGAAACCATTCAACGAGGGTTATCAATCCTTCCTTGAAGGTAACTTGGGTAATCCCTACCAAGTTAATACAAAAGATAACAGGGATTGGGAGATGGGTTTTAACAAAGCCTACTTCAAAAACAAGGAGCTAGTAGTTGAAAGAGAGCTTAGAGAAAGAAGCAAAAAAGTTTACTCAGCAAAAGCGTAAAGCTCCTACAACAAAAAGCCTGACTGCAAGAATCTACTTGGCGGGTCAGGCTTTAACTGGTTTGTTGGCAGGGGCAAGGCCGAGTAATGATATGCGGGAAATAAAACGGCAAGCATATGATTGGGCAGATTATATGCTAGATGATGATACATAAAAAGAGGGGGCTTGATGCCCCCTTTTTATTGTGCCATCTTTTGCATTCTAGATAAATCACTTAGAGTTTGTTCGGTCTTTAAGTATTGCTCTAGAATAAATAACTCTTCTTGTTTTAAGTCCTCCACATCACCTAGGTTTAATTCCTTAATAGCCTTCTGAATATCTTTCTTAGCAAACTTAGATGTTATGTCGTATTGCAAGGATATAACTTCTTCAGGTCCAGAGTACTGCATTCTTAGGAATGTTTTAGCTAAGTCTTCTGACTTACGAACCACAGTTTTCCAATGATCTAGCTTTTCTCTCGGAGTAAGTTTCTTCCACCAACCACTCTCTAACAACAGGCTTGACTCCGACTCTATTATGTCAAACAAAATACCATTAAGTCTGTTAGCTGCTTGAGGAGCTTGATCTCTTATCTTTGCATCTGTATCTAAATCAAAAGGTCTTAGACCTATGCTATTCATTACACGCTGGGTATCCGTGAGTCTTATAACTCTTGCACCAAGAACTTTTGTAGACTGCATATCAGCTGTACCACCCGCAGCAGTTTCTCTAGGTTCTGCTAATTCACCCATAAACATTGGTAAGATATTGTCTATATAACGGAAGGCATTATTTACCAGTTTGTTGTTTTGTGCTCTGTCTATAGGTGCTGCGTCTTCATCCCTAGCAATCCCAGCTAAAACATTAAGTGGTTCTAAAGGTCTAATCAAAGGGTTAGCATACTGAGTTGCAAGTGTGTTAGTAACTATTTCTACAGCTTTAACTACGTCCCTTCTTTCAGGATCAGCCATAAATTTAATAGCCTCTAATGTATCACGCTGTGTCTTATCTAAGTTTCTAAGTAATCCTGACAATCCAAAGTCTTGAGTAAACTGACCAAAAGCTTTCATTGCTTGTTGGTGATCACCCATCATAGTTAATGCCAGTATTCTTGCCGCACCTTTATAGGCAGACACAGGAAAGTCGTACTGTTGACTTACTGTTTCTCCTGTCAAAGGGTCTGTAAAAGGTACCATTCTATCCTGACCTGCGTACATAGGCAGACCTTGCTTTATGTTTTCTACCTCTTGTAAAGCTAAAGTATAGACAACGCCAGCACTAACTAAAGATCTTGAGATAGCCTCTTCATAAGACATGTTGTCATAAAAACCTGCCCTCTTTAAAATAATGTTTACACCTGGAGTATTCTTACCTAGAAAACCTACAGTGTTATTAAAAAATCTACCGAAAGGCACTGCCATACCAAGACCAGGTACATTTCTTGCATCTTCTAGCATACCAGCTACCAGTCCAATGCCATCTTTAGTCTTATAAGTCTTAGAAAAGATGGCTTCGATAGTATCATCAACAGCACTAGCTTCAATAGCTCTGTATTCTTTAGAAGCTATGAACTGTTTAAGCGACATGTCCCCAATATTCTCTGAACGATAGAAATCATTCCAACCTTTACCCGTAGCAATCCTAAGTTTTTTATCCATCTGAAATAAAAACTCTTGCGACTTGGTGAATGCGTCTTGTGCTTGAACCAAAGTTAATTTTTGAATAAGGTCAATCTTATCGTCAATAGCTAACCCTATAAGTTTTTGATCCGCACTAAACTTACCGTCAGTCAACAGTTTATTGGTACCTTCTATACCGCCTGGAAGTACGCTGTTTAGTTTTTCTAAAGCCTCTGAGTTTCTTTGTAGTGCAGACTCAAAGGCAGTATAGGTCATGTCAGGGTCTAACAAAAACTTAATTCTTTGAGCATTTGTCTCTATCAATGCCCTAGCTATTCTTTGTGAATTAGCACCAGCTTCCATATCACCAATAAGCTTTTGAAGGGTTCCTTTACCAGCATATATTAAAGATACACCTACATCAGATACACTTTGTAGTGCAGTGTTTGCACCCCAACCAATAACATTTAAAGCACTGGTAGATGGGTGAGCTACTAACATTCTGATCAATCTATTCTGTGTTTTTGCAGTACCTTCTGTAAACTTACTAGCTTCTTTAGGTTTCTTTTTATCACTCTTTACAAAGCCACCATCTATAGCAGAGTCGTACAAGTCCTTAAGTTCTTTGTCACTAATAGACATACCAAGCTGCTTTGCCGACCTACCTGCTGCACCTAGTGCAGTACCTGCTTCAGATAATTTATAAGCAAAGATATCGCCTATGTCACGACCAGTAACTTTAGATCTTGGTATTACTTTTCCTTTATCATTTTTAACAATAATCTTATTACCAGTTGCTTTTTCTATAGCACGTAGTAATCCTTGAGCCTCTTTATCACTTACTTCAGCAATTAGATCAGCCATCCAGTTGCTAAACTTATCATCTTCAAATCTCTTAGACCAAACGAATCCACGTTCATACGCAACTTGAGTCATACCTTTTAGTAGGACATTACCTTCTTCGTCCGCATAACCAAACAACAAGTTTTGCACAAACTCTGCACCAAAGTCTTTACTACCTTCTGAAAGTACAGCACCACCTTCAATCTTTGTCTTCCAATCTCTACCTATCTTAACCTTGTCTTGCTTCATGTAGGCTGCAATAGACTGAGATACCTCAGAAAGAAATCCTTTTGCTTCAGGTTCTGGAAGTAATGCAGTGGGTATTGCAGTATCTGACACACCTCTCCTTGCAATTAAAGCAGCTTGTCCTGTGCCAAGTATAAGACCCCCAAGTGCAGCAATCCCAACTGATGCCCAACTAATATCTTCTTGTGCTTCTACATCAACCAAACCTTCTTGATAGATGTATTCCATACCTGCTCCAACTACACCATCTACAGCAGTTACGGCTAGTATCTCTGCGATAGCAGCTTTTGTAGCTAACCTTTGAGCTGCACTTTTACCTAACACGTTTTGTGCATATGCATTTACTTTGGCTTTACTTGCAGCACGAGCAGTTTTTAATCCGTCAGAAAATACTTTAGCTCCAACTTTTTTAGCTGCTTCTTTAGTACCTTCTTTTTTCATAGCTTCGAGTGCGGCTCTTTGTGCTGCACTAGTTCCAACACGAAGTGATCCATTAGCAACAGCTTTACCAAACAAACCACCTATAAGGTTTACTGGATCAAAGATTACACTCCTACCAAAGTCCATTATACCTTCAGCTTTTTCAGCTACAGATGTCTCACGACTAAAAATACCAGCCATATTTTCATACAACTGGTATGCCTGAGCAGCACGAACTCTCTTAGCTTCATCATCTTTTATGTCGTTAATGTAATCCATCTCAGACAAACCACGTACAGAGTTTCCTGAAACTACACCCCTACGATTGTTTAAGAAACTATCAACAACAGATTCTCTAGACTTTTCTTGAACAGATTCATCACCATACCTATCACGCATGAAACCTTCAACAATAGAGTATGCGTAATCATTTTCTACTAGGTCATCCTGAGTATAAGTACCAGCTTCAGGTAACATAGGCTCAAAGGGATCTGCACTACTATCACCAGTCAAGTATTTGTCAAAGAAGTTACCAGTGGTTTTTTCTTTTTCAATATCTACAGGATCTGTGGTCAAATATTTTTCAAAGAAATTTGCCATTATCTTTCCCGTGTTCTCTCTCTTATGTAATCTTCAGCTGATTTTCCTAAGTGACCAAAACCCTCATTAAAGTCTTTTATAACCTGTGGATTATTTCTGTTTTCAATTAACTCTTGAATAGCTTCTTCGGGTACTGATGTTACTTTCTTAGTAGGCGGGGGAGTAATAGTATTTTCTGGTGATGGACTAGCTGGAACTTGTAAGTATCTGGGTAAGAAATAGTTCTTTTCCCAACCCCTGAAAACATCACCAAATACATCAACGTAATCTGTCTTAAAGTTTTCAGCAGTTAAGTAAGTATCCATCAGTATATCTTGACCAACTTTAATACGATCTTTTTCTCCCGAATCAATCATATCAAGAGCACTTTGTATCTTAGCTATTTTTTCAGGATTATCTAGGTTAGCTTTTACAAAGTCTTTAGCTTTCTGTCTTAAGTTACCCATAACTACATCCAGCTGTCTTTCAAAAAGTTCCTGTTGAGTTTTAGGTACGATCTTAGCTTCTGGATTTATATCAATAATAACTGAACGTCCAGGTGTAGTTACAATGCCACTGATCTGTTTTATCAAATCATAGTATTTTTCATCATCGGACATATCAGAACCAGTGATTAGACTTATGTAGTCTACTTTATCTTTAGTAGGTATATTAGATCCAACGATACTTATTAAAGAACGCACATCTGAAAGAGGGATAGGTGCACCTGTATTTGTTACGTTCTCTTCAATAAGATCAAGAACTTCTTTTGAAGCAAAAGGATCTTCAAGCAAGTTTTCAAAGAAAGCTTTGTCCTCATCACTAAGGTCTGCTTTATCTACCCTGTCCTGCAACTTCATAGCAGCTTGAGCAGCTGAGGTGGCCTTCTCTCCAGTCTTACCAGCAGTTTGCTTTTCTAACTTGTTGATGTACATATTTACTAGACTTTGCTCACGAGCTAGAGAAAGATCGTCCCTACGTTTTCTTTCTTCGTCTACAGACTTTACATAGTCCATTGCACCTATCGCACTGAATGCCATGATTATACCCTCGCCATTAGGCCAGTCTTAACTGGTTCTT